GCATAAAGAGAGGCATTATTGTAGATAAATTCAGCGTTTTGTTCAGGAGTCATGGTTCACCATTAAGTAAGCTAACCAAATACAAATCATTACCAAGCCAGCACTCATGCAAGCACAAATTAAGGAAATGATGGTAATCACAAAGGTTAACAGGGTCATTCTTGTCCCCTTGCTCGGATTGAGTTTGCAGCAAATTCATATTCTTTAAATCCAGCAATGTTTAATACTGTTTGAGCACATTCCTCACGTTCTTTTTCTGCTATCAGTCTAGCAAACTGTTCTAGTTTATCTAGCCACATTAACTCACCTCCAACATAGTCGTAAGGTAAATTTGCTTGATTAGCCATTTCTATGATTTCTTCTTTAGTCATTCTGCCTCCCTAATCATTATTTCTACAAAAGGTTCACCATAAACCTTGGTTGCGTGTAAATCCACAATTTGTGTGTCATCATCGTAAACAATGCCATTCATGGCATCTAAATAGGCTTTAATGATGTTGTCAATGTCAGGCTTTTTAGAAGGCCTTTCTGCGCCTATTAAACAAGCCTCTCTGCGCTTTTTAGGATACGACTTAGGCACAGGCATGGAAATGTAAATAAATGCTTCTAAATCGGTTTTAAACGGTTCTGATGCCCCCATCGCACGTTTAGCCTTGTCAACAATGAAATCTTCATATTCAAGTGTTGATTTGGGTGTGTAGGTAGAAACAAAGTTTCCCCTTCTTGCGAATCTGGGCCTTCCCTTCCCTTTAGGTAGCCCTTCAACTTTAAACATGACGATCAGCATTGAGTTCCTTAATTCTTTGGGCAATGAGTTTGCCTATTCCATGAAAAGCAGGTTCTTGTTCCATTAGCTTAACTTGTTGACGAACATAGTCAAGCCATGCAGGTTTAATGGCTAATTTGGCATAGTGATCGACAATCAGTTCAATCTTCACTTAGGATATTCCATGCTGTTGCCGCACAAAGTGGGACTTGTCCATTTCCAATGGCTTTAAGTCTGTCCACTCTAGAGGCCATCCCATCAGCCACTCTGTCCAAGTTGGGTTCAGCTTGCCACCATTGTGCAGACCCGAAACTTGTTCCCCAAGATTTCCTTTTCCCCTGTCTCTCAATGCGTGTCTTGAATCTTGAGCTTTTGGAGTTCCCCAAACATGAGTAAATCCAGATTCTTTCGCGTCTATGGTTTGCACCAATGTCGGCAGCAGATATAACTCCCCACCTACTGTCATACCCCATTGCGGTAAAGTCTGCAAGGACTCGTTCAAGTCCTCTAGTAACGAGCATTGGACTGTTCTCCACAAATGTGTATTTGGGTCGTATTTCGCCAATAATCCTTGCCATTTCTCGCCACATTCCTGATCGTTCTCCATCAAGTCCATCTCCGTTTCCTGCAACTGAGATATCCTGGCATGGAAATCCTCCCGATATAACGTCAACAATTCCTCTCCAAGGTTTTCCATCAAAGGTTTGAACGTCATCCCAAATCGGGAAAGGCGGGAGAAGTCCGTCATTTTGTCGGGCGCACAATACGCTTGCTGGGTATGGTTCCCATTCGACTGCACAGACTGTTCGCCATCCAAGCAAATGTCCCCCAAGTATTCCTCCACCAGCGCCTGCGAATAAAGCCAACTCATTCATTTGCCCCCCTTTAACATCTTAAATTTAGCCTTAACATCATCAGGCATTGATACTGCTTTCAAAGCATCTTCTTCTAGCTTAACAAGAACAGGATCACGTTCTGAGCTTGATGGGACTGTCTGATGAACAATGTCAGCTTTGTTAGCAACCCATTCAGCTTTAAATGTTGTCCATCCTCTTGAGCAACATTCTTTGATGGCATCTTCTAAACTGATTTTTGCCTTATCTGCTTCTTTTTGAATAGAGTTAAGCAAGGTTTGAGTTAAGGGTTTGTTTTTGGCTTTCAGAACTTTTTCAAAATCCATATATATATGGTTATTGGTTATTGGTTCTTGGTTATTGGTTGCATCAAGTACCCTTGATGTACCCATCATGTACCCATCATGTGACCTTAAAGTGTCTAAATATTCCTCTAATTTACCCTCATTAAAGTAATGAATGTACCTAGATTTGTTTACTAAATGTTTCAAATTTGGGTTATCTCTGATAAAACTTCCAAAAGAAGAAATACCTTGATGTTCCCTAAATTTCTTAATTTCCTCATCTGCTCTTGGATGAATATATCCATCTGGTGTATCTCGAAAGAATTCATCTAAAACAGATAGCACTTCCTGTTCGTAATCTTTCATACGAATTTGTCGAGCAATTGTTCTTTGTTTTATTGGTGCTTCATGCAGGTAATAATGGTCTAGCAACCTGCGAAAAGCTATGTCTTCAATCACAGTTAAGTGATGGGTATGGGATTGATAATCCCCAATATGGAAATTGTAGTAGTGCATATAACCTTACGTTCTTGGTTGACGTTACTGAAAAAACATTGGCAGGACGGTAACGAATCGTCTTTTCGGGAGCTACCCTAGCCATGTCTTAAACAATTTTACCTGTAAAGAAACCATTCAGGATGTAAAGATTGCATTTGCCAAATTCTTGCCTGGGGAGGTATTTCACCCCACTGAGAAATAGCAGCTTTAGAAATACCCAATATTTTGGCTAGTTCTGTAACTGATCCTGCAAACTGTATAGCTTCTTTTTTGGTAATCATGCTTAAATTATACTGGTAATGCAGATTTACAACAATTAAGTTAACTAAATACAACATTAGGGGAACTACTTAACAAAAAGCATTGACTGGTAGTTAATCTAGCTTAAAATAAGCATCAATCCACAACACATCGTAGTGGTCTTTTAAGGAAGCAAGTATGACAAAGCAAGAAGCCAATTTGATCTTAGATCAAGTCAAAGTGGGTATACAACACCCAATACTCCTAATCAATCTAGCATTGACCATTACAGGGGACTTAACATGAAATTCCACAGAACAATCAACGAAGCCTTTCCCAAAACAATGGAGTATGGATGCTCTATTGAGAAACCAAGATTAACTCGTTCAGAGAGAGTGTTAACAGTTGTTTACGCTTTAGCTGCCTTGGTTGTGATGTTTGACCTTTTCTTTTGGAGGCCATGATGACTAGATTTGAACACATACAAAAATCATGTAATGAAGCATTGGAAAAATACAAAATTGCTGATGAACTTAACTTCCAAGTTGGGTATTACAGGGCACAGGTCGCATCACTTTGTATTGACATTGAATGTTTGCATGATGAGATGGAATATTTAGAAAAAGAAATTAAAGAATTAAAAAGGGAATTAGCATGAAACAAATTGCATCAGCATTGGTTAAAGCTCAGAAGGCATTTGGACCAGCTCTCAAGTCTAGCCTTAACCCACATTTCAAAAGCCGTTACGCAGCTCTTGATGCTTGTATTGAAGCCGTTATTGATGGCCTTAACGACAATGGCATCTATTTACTTCAAAAGAACTACGATTGCGACAATGGAGTCATGGTAGAAACCGTATTTGTTCATGAGTCGGGTGAAATGCTTGAATGTGGCATTGTTCACTTTCCAGCAGTTAAGCAAGACCCACAAGGTTACGCATCTGCCTTAACTTATGCAAGACGTTATTCCTTAATGGCAGCTTGTGGCATAGCTCCTGAAGACGATGACGGCAACAGAGCAAGCGCACCCAAGCCTTTTAAATCACAAGTTGACCCCAAGCAAATTGACCATTTAATTGAAAAAATGAGGGCAACAGAGACAAAAGAAGCCTTGGTTGCGAGCTACAAGATAGCCCATGCTGCCTGTTTCCATGAGAAAGATTGGGAAGCCAAGGTTGTTGCAGTTAAGGACGAACTTAAAAAGGCCTACGAATGATTGACTTAAAAGAAGAATACTATTTTGAGTACATGGAGGAGCTGTCTTACAAACGCTATCAGCAAGTGTTAAGAAGATATCCTGATTGTCGTGACCCTGATCATCCTGAATGTGAACTATGTAGAGAGGAAGAAAATGATTGAACAAAGAACAGAAGCATGGCATCTTCAGCGACTTGGTAAGGTAACGGCTAGTCGAGTTGCTGATGTCATAGCCAAGACCAAATCAGGACCAAGCGCAAGCCGTGAGAACTATGCCACCCAATTGGTGTTAGAAAGGCTTACAAACACCGTAGGAGACGCTTATAGCAACGCAGCAATGCAATGGGGTACAGAAACCGAACCAAGCGCTAGAAACGCTTATGAATTGAAAATGGGCACATTTGTACAGGAAGTCGGATTTATTGACCATCCAACCATTGCGATGAGTGGCGCTAGTCCTGACGGCTTTGTTGATGACGGATTGATCGAAATCAAATGTCCAAATAGCACAAATCACCTCGATACATTAGTTAATCAAAAAGTTCCTACTAAATACATTCCACAAATGCAATGGCAAATGGCTTGTACTGGTCGCAAATGGTGTGATTTTGTGAGTTTTGACCCAAGAATGCCTGAAAATCTTCAGTTATTTGTTAAGCGTATTGAGTTTGAGGCACAGTATGTGAAGATGTTAGAACTAGAAATCACAGAGTTTTTAGAAGAAGTTAATCAAAAAGTAATCACATTAAGGAATTTAAATGTCTAAATTAGTCAAAGAAATCAGCGTTATTTCAGGTTCATACACCAATGCCGATGGCATGAAAAAGAACAGATACACAAGAATTGGGTCAATTATTGAGACACAAAACGGTGAAATGCTCAAGTTGGACACCATTCCTTTGGTTGAAGGTGGTTGGAATGGTTGGGCTTACTTGAACGACCCAAAGCCTAAAGATGAGTTTTTGCCAAGGCCACAGATGCAAACTAGACAAACATCAAGGCCAGTTTTTGATGACGATTCAATTCCCTTTTAAGGAAATAGCATGACTAAAGATGAAACATTACAACTTGCATTGGAGGCGTTGGAAATAAATTTAGTTTTTCTGAGGAAAGTAAAACCGTTCAAAGGGCAAGAAGATTTGGCATCCGACTGTGTGGCTATGACAAAAGAAACCATCACTGCCATTAAAAAAGCACTAGAAACAAAAGATGAGCCTGTGGCGTGGGGCATGGAAACAGACGGTCTTATCTATGATGTAATCTGCCCTGCCGAGCACGAGCGTGAAGAAGGTGAATATACAACACCTCTCTATACCACACCACAACGCACATGGGTAGATGTAATGCGTGGAGTTCGTGTTGAAGGTAAAAATGTGGTGATCACGGTTAAATGTGGAAATGATGAAGCACGGTTTTTGTGCAAAGAACTCATTCACGAAATGCAAATGAATAAGGAAATAACATGAATGATGTTGAATTAATAATTTTTGGAGTTTTTATTTCTTTTTTTGTTGCAATCATCAAAGCAATTATTCAAACCCTTGCTGAAAGATGGTCTAAAAAAGAATGGGTTGAATTGACTGATGAGGATAAACAAAAATTAGTTGCAGAGCATCACGATTGGGAAAGTTTATATTTTGCGATTCAAGCCAAGCTGAAGGAGAAAAACACATGAGCGACTTATTTAATATGATGAATTTACCTAGTTTTGGCACTTTGCCTAAGTTTTTGGTCCGCAAAAACGACCCATCGACATCGCATGAGGCAGCGGAGAAGGTTGACACCCAAACGCTTGAAAAAATAGTTTATGAGGTCATCAGAAGCCATCCTGATGGGTGTATTTCTGATGAAGTTCTTGCCCAGTTACATACTTTGCCCTATGGATCGGTAACGGCACGATACGCAGCACTCAAACGCAAAAAGTTAATCTATACAAATGATGAAAAACGCAACGGTAAAGCTGGTCGACCACAGTACGTCATGAAGGC